CTGATGACGTACCAAGAAATCGTAACTTACTTTTTCCTGACGTCGAAGTTCGTTGAGTTCGGAGGTCTTCTGGTCTGCTTCGGCCTTAACCCTATCCGCCTCGACTTTCTGAACCTTCCGAACAGCATCAAGCTGTTTCTGAGGGTCGTCTGACTTCAAATCTTTCATAAAGGTCAACAACTCCGCATCCGACGACTGCGCTGGAACTATCGGCTGCTGTTGTTCCTTGAAAGAAACTTTTTGTTTCTTCAATCGGTGAAACGCTCGGGTCGCTTGAATGTGTGCTTCAATAATCTTTCCACGCAACTCTTCTTCGGTCGCTGCTTCGAGATGAGTCGGACGGCCAATAGCGTTGCCGTCTTCATCCTTCACCTGGTAGTCAGCTACAAACTTTTTTGGTAGCGCTGCAACACGAGTCGCTTCGACCTGCTCTGCTGCGACACGCTGCGCTTCGGCTTCCGCCTCTACGCGCTGCTCTTCTGATACGACTATCTCTTCCGGCGACGCTGTTGTCGGAGGAAGATCAGCCACTTGCCTTGCTTCGATCTCGGCCTGCGCGGCTTCGACGTCTGCGAGACTCTTGGTTCTGATGATCTCGTAGATGGCTGCTCGCATCTCTGTACTGCGGTGCATCTGATCCTTCATCTCTTGCCCGGTCCACCCTTTGATGTGGTCAAACGTGAGAGTTTCCGGAGTTACTGGCGTTGTAGTCATTAGTTTAATCCTTTTACAATCCTATTGAATTCTGGTTCACTATTCTTTTCTTTGTCTTCTTGACCAGCAACTAGTTGAGACTGCCAGTCAATACTCTGAAGAATCAGAAAAGAAAATTCTGTTCGTTCTCTAAGCTTGAGATGAGCGTTCTTGAGCTTCTGCTCGTACCGCTCATCGTCAGGCTTCAGTTTCTGCATTTCTTCGGTGACCCGCTTTATAGCTTCCATGAACAACTTTTCCAGGACTGGAAATCCCGGCTGTTGTCTCAACGCAGCCAAAGAGACTCTCTCGGTCATCGTTAGGGCACCGTCTTCCATTAAAAGGGGTATTGGCATTGTATTCCTTTTGTTTCACGTATTGGCTAGACTGTTGTAGTGCTGCCGAAACTCTGAGGATTCTCGCTCGGCTGTCCTGCTGTTTCCAAATTCAAACTGTGTTCAGTTGCTGAACGTAATGCCTCCGCTCCGGCCTTACCGAGGGTGTTCTCGTCTTGCAACTGTTGGTCTTGCTGGAACTTCTTATCCTGCATCGCCTGCTGTCCCTGCAATTGCTGGGCCTGCATAGCAGACGGGGAATTAGCCTCATAACGCTGCGATTCTGGCTGCGTCATAGGACGTAAGAAGTCCTGCGAGAACTTCCATCCCGCCGCGTCTGTGAAGGCCTTGAAGATTGCTACCGCGTCGAACTGATAGTGAGCATCATTGACGTTCTTTACGAACGTCGGGTTGTTCAGAAGTTGAATGATAACTGGAAGTGCCTGGGCCATTTCTTTCTTCGCGCCCAGGTGAGCACCAGCGAGAACCTCATACTCGAATTTCGCGTTGCGAAAATCAATATGATCGCCCATGTAGGCTGTTCCCAACTCCTCGCCAAGTACACGGCGAAGAACCGATGTCGGAAGCAACTCGTTGTTCAACTCGTCCATCTGATAGAGCCATGGTTCGAAGACCTGCTCGACCAATCGGCTCGTAGGCCCGTCCAGTCGAGATGCGTTAGCCTGTATAACAGCCGCCGCTCCGGTACCCGAACGCATTCCTGTTCCGCGTCCGCCACCAGTGGTTCCGCCTTGCCCTACTATTTCGTTAGCACCTGAAGTAGCCGCAGCGGCCTGCTGCGCCTGCTGCAAGAATTGCCACGCCTCTGACGGAACCGGTGGCATGGTCAAGAACTTGAAGCTCTTGTCCACATCATCGTCAACGTCTATGATGCCGCCCTGCTTCCAGCGCGTCATCTGTGTTGGCACATTAAACCCCTTCTTACGAACGGCTGTAGGCTGCAAGCCATACGCAAGTAGGTCGAGTGCCAGGTTCGTTATCCCCTGCTCAACAATTTGTTCTGCCCCGATTAACTGACCGAGCCCCTGTCCGTAGAAGCTATCTGGGAGGTCTCTCCAGTTTGCGCTATAGAACGGCTTCTTGCCGTACGGGTTCGCTTCGTTTCGAAGAAGAATATTCTTTCCACTGAATGACAGGACGACAATAACTTTCTCGTTGTCCCAGCGCTCAAGAATCTCCATCGGAGAATCCTTGGGGTCGGCACTGCTCCTGAAGCTACGCGGAAGAGCGTGCTGCAAGTACCCGCGCATACCTTCCGGTATGGTCAGGGTGATGTTGTCCGATCCGACTGTCGGTCCGGACAAAAAGAACGCCATCAAATCAGATTCACTCGGGATGTCGTATCCCGGGATATCTCGCAGAGAGTTCAGATCATCGTATGTCGCGTAATCTCTGTAGATGACCCACTTTGCCTCACGGATATCTCCGACGCGACATCCTGGGTCAACTAGAACTGTACGTATATCGCAGTACTTAATCCACGGGCGAGAAATTTTCAGAGGCTCGTAAAAGATTTCAAAATCATCAGAGTCCGGCGTGTCAATCGGCGTAGTCGGGACTATCGTGTTGAGAGTCGCTGGGGCTGCCTTGCGACGGGTTTTCTTTATCTTAGTTTCTTTTTCGGTGTATCCCCACTTGAATATCGTGGTCCCTAGCAGGCCCATCTGGTTCGTGCCACGCTCTACCTGAACGCGAAACTTCATATCCCAGAGTTGTGCCGAGAACAGCGCAGTCTTGGCTCGTGTCACTTCCTGCTTTGTTCCCGGGCGTGGTCGAAGTAAGAATGGGGGGTCCTCATAAAACAGGCCTTCCATAATCTTCGGGACTATCGCGCTCAAGTGATTTGACAGCGTGAACTTCGGGACGTTCGCCTGCGCTACGTTACCGCCATCAAACGCTGAAGCCTGACGCGGACTCTGCAAGATTATATCGGATTCTGTCCAAGCGTTTGCCCACTGCTGAACACTTTGGTCGTTATCCGAACGCGCAGCGTCGTCAATAACCAACTTCAATGCTGACTCGTCATCGAACATGTAAGTCCCAGTATCTGGGTCCTTATGCATGTTCTTTGACGTGATGTCGCCTACAGGATCGATAGCCCTATTTTCAAGGGTCTCGGCTGCATGTGGGTTCAACGCTTCCGTCATTCCGTTTTCCTATTAGCGCCCTAGAAATTTCCTTCTGATATCATTGCTAGGGGATGGAGATTCTACAGGCTCTTCCGATATGGCGGGCGCTGTTGGAATTCCCTGGTCTCCGAACATTATTCGATACTGCTCTCTCTGGAGCCGTTGACTGTATAGTTGCTCTTCCATGACCGCTTTCTCTTCTTGCTCTTTCGGACTTAGCGGGACGCTGCTAGGAAGATACCTCCCGATGTGCGCCATCGCGTCCGGAATATCATCTTTTCGAGTTCGTGTGCTCTTCTCCCCGGTATAGTTCAACAACTGAGGAAACACGCCGTCTCTATCCTCCAGCCACGGGCCGTTTGCGAAGAACAGCCTGCCCGTATTCAGAAGAACCTCAAGACCCTTGATACGGTTACGCTTTGCGTTGTCCTCGTTGCTCGGTATCCGCATGTAGACATTCGGAATGAATCCGCAAATCTGTATCGACCTATTCCGAATCTCTACTTGAAGCAACTCTAAGCCGCCAGTATTTTCAATCTGGTTTTGCTTAGGCATCCACTTCTTGTTCAACATCGCTATGTAGTAAGCGATCTCACTCTGGGTCCAGTGACCAAAGATTACTTCCATCACAACGGCGGCGACCACCCCGTCCTCCTTCTGGAAGACTTTCATTACAACGCCGACAGTGTAATCCGAATTCTTCTTCGCTTCCTTAGCTGTATCCCACAGAATATAGGTCTCGCCGCGCCAAGAACGCGCCACCTCGGGATTTACAATAGCACGCTTCAACACATCTTCGTTGAAATAGATGCTGAAGTTATCGCCCCAGACGGGCTCGTTCAACTGCTGGCAGCGAAACTCCTTCTCGTCGTTCTTGAGTAGACCGAGAAGATACTTGAACGAAGCGTGCTCGGGGAATGTCAAAACGACCATATGCTCTTGAATATCACGAAGATTCTTCTTCGCGACATGCATGAACTCTGGCTTGACGTACCAGGCCGCTCCGCAAAACCACTTCAATCCTGCGGCTTCCGGGTCCTCGATAGACTTATCGTGACGAACACCGTAGTAATCGTCCGGAAAGTAGCGGGTACCGAGGGCATCGATCTTCCCCCACGTATCGCACAAGTTCAAAGTATTGTTAAGATCGCCCCTAAGCTTAAGTCTCGTCGCGTCTGTCTTACAGTTCGTGTTCGACACAACGTCATCAAACTTCATTACGTCGCAGTGCCAACCTGACAGAGTCGAGTCAATAGAATCGGCCCACAGGGTCGGGTAGATTCGATCTCGACGTCTCGCCGGAGTCACCAAATCTTCTGCCGAAGTTCCGTCCACTCCGCGAAGAACAAATTCAGGGAATAGAAGGTGGAGTGGCTTGGGCACCGCGCCGCGAGCCAAATAAAATTGTTTCTTGATCTCCAATACGAACTGCGCCGCCAAGTCTTTGGCTGCGGTCATAATCATCATGGAGATATCGGGACAGCATAATATCCACTGGATCGCGTCTGCGCGCCCGATGGTTGACTTGAAGAACGCACGTGGGTACAAAAGAATCATCATCCGACGATAGTTGTCGGGGTCTTCTTCAGCACCTGGCTTCGGGACATAGTTCTTAACCGATGGGTCCCAAATAACCGGAGCACGATTCTGCCGCTTTATCGCGGACTGAACCGTATCGACGCTATATCCAGGTCTGTAGACGCCGTCAAAATCTTTTTGAATGAATTGATTGCAGACAATTTGATGAGTTGCCTTGGTCAACTTAGTGTTGCCCAGGACAGCTATGTTAAGCCAGAACAGGTCCTTCCGGGCCTGGTCGCGAGCGTACAGCCACTGATCGAAGTGCAGGTAGCCGTCGTCGTGAAAATGAATTGGATCGTAAATATTATACTGGCCTGTAGGGAGACCCTTTCTGTCGTCCAGGTATTGAATCCTGTCGTAGGAAAAGTCACCTGACGGGCTCCCTTTCTTATCGAGAATCTCGGTGCCGACAACTCTTCGAGCCCTGATCGGCTCCACTACGGTCTCGTCGCGGCCCTTCTTTTTCTTCTTAGGCTTGTCTTCATCTTCGTCGGAATTGGCCTTGTTAGGCCTTTCCTTACTAGGCTTAGACTTACCCTTCCCCCGGGCCTCGTCCTCTTCGGACATGTGCTCGACCCCGACATACAGCAGCCACAACTCCTCCATCGGAGTCTTCTCGCGACCGTTGCCATCTGCGGAACTTATGTGACCTTCGCCTCGGAAATATTTACCCTCTAGGCAGCAAGAAAGAATTTCTGGGTCTACCTTAGACAGATCGAGCCCCTCAATCTCCCCTCTGACCAGCTTAGGCCAGAAGTCGAGTTGCTTGTCTCTACGATATTTTACAAACTCCCAATCTTTCTTTCTTTGACCTGCTAGCATATTGGCTCCGTGGTATTGTAAAACTATTATGAAGCGTATTGAGTTTCTTTTGTTTCTTTTGTTTCTTCCTTTGCTTTAAAAACTGGCTTCGCGTGAAACTTCTTTCCGTCAAAAGATATTTCAATAACTCCGCCGGGTTCGGCCAATGCTGCTTCATGATCTCCGTGAAGCAACTCACCGATAACGTGAAGAATACTTGCGTGAGCAGAAACTAGGCTAGGCTTTCCTGTGCGAACCCCCGCTCTGAAAGCCTTAAGTAATGGACGCCTGGCTCTTTCATGTATATCGTCCAAAGACTCCCCACCCGGTATTGTTTCATCGGGATGGGCCTCGTAATAGTCCATCTCACTCTTATGTTTTTCTTTGTTCTTACCAGATAGCTTTCCAGAGTCTAAAGGCAATAAACCGTTGTCCGAAACTGCCTTAATTCCTCGGCCTTTCAAAATTGTTTTGGCCGTATCTTTAGAACGACTCAACGGACTCGTCCATGCTTGACCGATTTCCTTATCCGCTAAAAACTTAGCCGCGTCTTTTGCGTCCTGCTTTCCGTTTTCATCTAGAGGTATATCCAACTGCCCACGGAATTTATTTTCTTCGTTTGCGACCGTACGACCATGTCTTACCGCATAGCAGACGACTTGTTCGTTTGACTTTTCATCTGCCATAAAATCCTCTTATTGCGAATCCTTATCCGGCCACTTCTGGGAGAATCCGAAATGTCCCGCCAAGAACGAATAGAACGCGTATAGACTTGAGACATATCCCGAGCCTAAATCCTTTCCCGAAATAAAGTGGTACCCTGTCGTGACTGCGAATACGAGCAAGGCAATCGGAACGTGCAGGTCATTCGTAAGCTTAGACAGAACAGATTTGATGTCCATTAGTGTTTGAAGCTACCCATTGTCTTTGCGAAATTCTTCATGTGCTTCATGTGTTCGCTATCGCTATCTTTAGCTGCCATCTTCTCGGCAGGGATTGTCTCTCCCTCAGGTACACCAAGAGCCCTATGAAGGCCTCCTTTTCTGAGGTGGTGCATTGCGCGATACAAACTTACGTTATGCTTCGCCATTTTACGCCCCCATCGCTGGAGGAGGTGCTCCGCCTGCGCCTGACACTGCTGCTGGCGGTGGTACTCCCGCTGGTGCTCCGGCTTCCGCCTCGGCTTCGCCTGGGTTCGGGGCGCTAGTGTGGTCCATAATCCCATCCATCATCCCATCGTGGTCGGCGGAGGCATACTTCTTGTCGTGCGCTGGGCCGTCCTCATGCTCGTGGTGAGTGGTATGTGATCCGTCCGCGTGGTGTTCGATATGCGTTTTATGGTACCCGTGCCCCGCGTGCTTCTTTTTCTTTGTTTCCTTTTCTTCAGCCATTTGAATCTCCTAAAGTATTACTCGGATTCTTTTCTAGCCTTGCGTGCGTGTGCATACGTCGGCAGGCCCTTGCGAGGGGTCGTTGCGAAATCATGTAATTGCTTATGTGACATCTCTAACAAACCTTTATTCTCGGCGTGCAGCTTCTCCGGTTCGTGCTCGGCTATCGCCATCGCGATCTGTTGCTTCTTGCTGACTGCTGGCATACTAACCTCTTAAAACTTGAGATGGAGCCAAGATGCTAGATCGTGATGAACTACCCCGCTCGCGAAGACGATGCAGGAGTGAATCCACTGACGCTTCTCGCCCTTCTCTTGCTTTGCTTCAAGTTCTGCTACGCGAGATTCCATACTACCTTTAAAACCAGAAAATTCAGCGTGTAGTTCACCAATTGCTTTTGTCAATTCGTTTCTGCTGTCGCTAATTGCTTGCATGACAGCCAAGGTGTCGCCATTCATGTGGGCCTTATAGAACAAAATTTGCCGGGGCTATACGTCGGCTGCTCTGGCTTTCACAGTATTCTGGAAGGAGAGCTGCAATTCTGTAGATGCGGCCCGTCCCTATCCTAGAATTTTAGTATTTTCGTATCTCTTGAGATACGTTATGGCAGACAACAAAACTTCTTGATTTTCGAAGAAGTGTCCGAGTCCTTTATTACAACTTCCGCAAAGCAATCCCCGAGTCTCATCTGTAATATGATTATGATCTACACAAATAGTTGTTCTAGAACAACCTGGCATTGCGTTACGTACTTCGTCAAATGCTTTATGACAGATGGCGCATTGATTATCTTGAGACTTCAATAATGACTCAAAAGCATCATTTGTCATCCCAAACTTAATCTTACGGTGATACTGTTTCGTCCTAAGACGATATTCCGGGTTGTTCTTAAGAACATCATGATAATAACTTCTGTCGTATGCACGAATGCTTTCGGGCTTCTCTTTTCGTCTATTGCGCTTATAAGTTTTAGGCTTATCAGGATTATTTTTAACCCATTCAGCCATTTCTAAACTTCTACACTTCCTACAAACACCCGACCCCTTCTTAAATACAATAGCAGAACAATTTTCTTTTGTTAATTCTTTCTCGCACTTCCTACAAAATCCTTTTTCCATTTTACTCTCCAGTCAAGAGTCGATGAGGCGTGTGACTGGCACGCCTCATCTATTTGTAGCCACAACTTGTTGAAAATAAAGAAGTTAGTCCTCAGTCCTGGACTATTTTGAACTCATAAAGCGAAGCGCTGTTGCCAGTGGTGCCTGCGCTGAACGTAACACCGACTACGAATCCCTGCTGACTTGCCAACGGGGTTCCTACCGGGGCTACACCCTGGATAACCGTAATCATAGCCCAAGCTGCGCCTGAACTGGCTGCTCCGCTCGTCTGACTACCGAATTGATAGCACATCATTCCGTAGATTGACTGAGCGGCTGGATCGTACATACCATCGAACGCAACCGACCAACCCACCTGCGGGTCGGCATTAACGAAGGCACCTGACGCCACGTTTCCGGCTAGAGTTACATAGCTCGGGGTAGCGATGGTTCCCTTGTTGTATTGAATGATCGGAGTCAACGTCGGGGTTGACGCTGTAGCCGATGCGGTTCCGGATGCGTATATACGGAAGCGACCGCCCTGCAACTTGTACGCAACAACGTCAAAAGGAAGCTGGCCTAGTGCGCTAGTTGAAGACGGGGTCTGTCCTAGCTGTGTGTTCGTGATCGGGGCGTTAACTCCGGTCACACCCGAATTCCATAGGGATTGCGGGGGGTTGCTTGTAAAATACTGCAATACTGCGCTGGTTCCGCCAACTATTGACGGATTTGCAACGCTTACTTGATACTGTGCGATTACACCCATTTTATTTCTCCTATTAACACGGTCGCTGCGCTTCGATTTTAATCTACCACACAAACTCCGCGCTTTAATGAAAAGCACCCTTGGGTGCCCTCAAACTCTTTCCAGTGACGTGCCACACTCTGCACAAAACTTCACTGACGATTTATTTTTCTTGCCACAAGTTTCGCATTCGAGCTTCTGTCGTACGGTCTTCGCGACCTTAACAGGAGCGCCCGCCTTCTTGCCGACAAGATGCAGAACAACCACCTCGGACTGCTCTGTCTCAAAACCATTTACTGATACAAACTTTTGTTCGCTCAACGAGCCCGGCACGGTGATGCCCACTTCGTTTGAGATGAGTTCCGCGTTCTTCGACATACTCATCAAGTTCACGGAACAGTTCATGTTCTGCAATGTGCCGGAGGTTGAACAGGTCGTTCCAGACGCACTGATTGGACCTCTAAACAGCGATCCGCTATTATTCAGTGCCCCCGTGTACGTAATGTACGAATAGTCCTTCGGATAACAAGGATAGCACCCACCAGGATAATAATGATGGTAATAATCGTGGTAAGTATGGTG